ACAGAGGAAGACATCACGTAAATTATAACCCCTACGTGTATATAGTCAACCCAAATTACTACAACTAAAGAAACAAAAGAAAGAAACAAAACAGGGTTAGCTACTCCCTACCAAAACACAAAACAATATAACACAACAAAATATATATATATATAATAAAATATAAACTATGTTTTTGGTTTTTCTACTTTTTATTTTTATAAAATTTTTCTTAAATATACAACAACAATATATAATTATAACAACATTAAAATATCATCTAACGCAGACAATGCCATGTCACCAAATTTAGTGGCAATAGAGTTGATACCAGAAGCGACAGTTTTCTCAACAACTGAAGCGCCACCAGCTATAATAGTTGGTTGTTTATTCTGATAATCAGAATTAGCTTTAATAACAACAGGAGAAGCGGCAGTGGATTTTGGAGCAAGTTGAGATAACGAATTATCTGCTTGTAATTGAAATTCCACATTAATAAAATACTCAACTGCAACACAAGCTATTGAGGCTGGCCCACCATTAACTTCAACAACTAAGTTGGTCCAGCCAGGAAAATAACTATTATTTGCATTAACGGATTGAAATTGACGGGCTATATTACCTTGTGGTTTACTTATCCATGATTTCTCAAATCCCGTAGTCAACGCAGTGACCGAAATATTGGGATAAGCAAAGTCACATTGGGTTAAACCTGAACTAAATGTAACAGTCCCTGGTGCCTCAGACATATAAACTTGACCTTGCGCATTGCTCATTGAACAAGTACCTCTAACAATAGCACCTGCAGAAACAACACGTGCTTTTGCGGCATTATTAGCAAGTAATGAATTGGGAGTAAAAGCAGCATAAGTACCATTCATTGTCCATGTACTTCCTGAGAAGCTAGCACCATTCAAAAGACCATAATAAGCTCCAGGTGCAATAACATAAATTGCAGCCCCAGTAGACGATCCTGACGCAGTTCCTGTTGTAATATTGACTACACCACGCATCTGAAAAGCTATAGAATTACCACCAGTACCATCTGGAAATCTAGCCCCCTTTGCAGCAGGACAAAAAGGATCAGTAATACTACAAACCTGTCTAACCATAGCCATCTTTGCATTTGATTTATTACCAGCATTCATATTACTTTTCTTTTTACCAGATTTCTTTTTGGTTTTGGAATTTTTCTTAGGTTTCTTACCTTTAGCTTTAGGTGGATAAGTTTCTATTGTAATAGTCTCACCAGATAACAATTTTAAGGGTTTCATTTAAAACAATTAAAAACACAAATAAAGATACTACTATAATAAAATTCTCAATATTATCACAACAATAATTAAACATATATATTTATAAATCACACAACTCCTCGTAAAAACAACGTTTGGGGAACGGGTTGCATGAAAGAACACAGCAAATATAAAATTAAAATAATTATCAGCATTTAACCACAATTGGGCAGATCCGCAAGATCATTTAGGGGCCCTAAAATGTAAATTGAAATCAAACATCTTTATCACAACAAGTTTGTAATCTATCCCAATGAACTACGGAAACCAAATTCACAACTTTATTAAGTAATTTTTGAAAATTTTCAAGGTCTCCCAAGGTTAAATCATAGCGATAACAAACAAACGCTAATGTTGCTCCATCATAATCATACATTTTTGAACTTGTTAACTTATAACGCAAATCAATTGGTTTGGTATCTTTAGGTACTAACCTACATATTAAATCACAATATTCTTTTAAAAAAGGTATGTGATTAATTGATTGTCTGAGACCTAACATCACACCACGTGGGTCAGGATCAGAAGAAGAGGAAGTTTTCCATGGAATACGTGCCAACAATCTACCAATTTTAGGTCCCCAAACAATGGTATTACCCACTGGATAAGGTACTAATTGGCAAAACTCAACATCCCAAAAATTCTCAGATTTGTATACATCTGCCACGTGCCCCATTGTATTAAAACTCTCCTTAATAAAATCAACCAATAAATCGACATTTGTCAATACTAAAAAATCATCACCATGACACCAAAAATAAATTTTTGCATCACTACCAAACGCCTTGATCAACGAACATAAATTAGCAAGAAAAGAAAACAATGCAGTCCAGGAACCCCCGCTGCATAACTTATATGGAATTGTATATCTAACAGAATTGTCTTGCGACTTACCTTTAAACTTTTTAACATTAAAAAATTTAACAATATCTGTATTGTCGACTATTTTGGACAAAAACCAAATGAAAAAGTTCTTTTTATCTTGATCCCAGTGTGCTTCAAACTTGTTGAAGTCACCCCAGTAAACAAAATAACGATCAAATTCATCTAATTTTTCTTTAAAATCAGCTCCAAAACCATCACTCGTCGACTCCTCACCAGACACCCAAACGATCTTTGCGTGTTTCCCTAAACGAAAACTTTTACGAATACGATTACCATATTCCCACAAACTTGGTCCAGTGATAGATATACATTCAGGTGTATGTGATTGGATGATACGTGGATCTATATCGGGTGGACCGAAACTATCACACATACCAGATTTTTCAACTTTAATAAATGCAGACACCTTACGATATCTGTCCAATACACCATGATGTTGTACATTCTTACGTGCTTTTCTAAATACATCACGCTGGTGTTCAGGATATCTTTGTACCCATTTATTAAACAAGAATTCACTATCAATAATACGATCATCCGCAATGAATTCATGTAATAAATTTGTCTCATCTTCAAACATTTTAATAAGATCTGGCCAAACAACGCCATTTGAAACAGGTGTTTTACGCAATACACGAGTACGAAGTCCTTGAACTAATGCTTCTGTGCCTCTACGACACGTTGTTGGTGACAACCCTAATGAAACTAAATATAACTCAATAGTTGGATCTTTTTGTGGTTTTTGAGGATTAGTTAACAAAATCTCCAATTCAGCTTCATCATCCATTGGGGGTAAAATTTTACTTTTATTATTATACACAGGTTTAAATTTAACAGCAGGTAAAGTAATAACATCTTCGATGCGTGGAGCAATACCGCCCAAACGACATTGTTGATAAGTTAAAGCTTCTTCAGTATGGTGTTCTTCATCAAAATACGCCATATAACAAGCATTATAAGGATTTAAAAATTTGAACCAGTGAAACCAACGCCATTCTTCAATTGGTTGTCCTTTCAAAACAGCATTATGAACGGAAAATAATTTATTATGAATTTTAAACATACGCCCCATTTGTCCAGTAGTTTGTTCAATACCTTCAGTCATAGCAATACAAACAGCCATTGTAATCACACGAATACATAAACGACTAGGATAACTACTGGTCATTAAAGTTCTTTTAGCTAAATCAAAAGCTAACCCTAATGAAACTTGGTCACGGTTAACACCGGCAAGTTTGAGAATTAACATCCCAATTAACTCTCGTGGTACTATAAGTACTTTATTATCACCAAAATAAACGATTGGAGTCCCATATTTCAACGAAACTTTAATAACTTTTTGCATAACCAAATCACCACCATTCATATGGTTCATTTTCTCAATTATAGGATTAACCAATAACCCATTAAGAGCCGAAACCATTCCAGTAGTAAAATCTTCATGAACTTCAAGAGTTTTTTTTTTGTAACTGTGAAATAATATGAAATTCATAAACATGATTATCAAAAACTGAGTATTTCAGATTCCATATCAAAGACATACCATCTTTATACAATCTCCCAGTACGTAACCAATCATTCATTTTATGTATATATGGTGTTTTATTTCCTTTTGCTAAACAATTAGCATTCCCATCTTCATCTACATAATAAACCATCTCCCCATTTTGAAAATTACCATATCCATCATCAATATGGTGTACAGATGCTATCAACATTCTATTACCAATGATTTTAAACAAATCCATTGGATCAATGTAATACAAACTATGTTGTGCTATTAATACATCCATATCTAAATAATGATTACAATCTTCTACTTTACACGTACAAACATTACTATAATGTCGACGAGCGTATTTCAAACGATCAAAATCATCTGGGTGTACCAAAGGAATCATATGGTGTATCACATCAAATTTATCCAAAGCATCCTGCACTTTAATTGCTGTTCTTAATCTATCAGCATTAGAACCTATATCACACATTTTAATTGGTCTATTTGCATAAATACTTTGTTGAGTAGCTAATTCAACAATTTTATGTTCACAAATACTTCGACCAGCACCAATCATGGCGTGCGGACCATGTTTTGCCCCAGTAACAAAAATTGGGTAAAATCCTTCTTTCGCCCAAATTTTGTACTGTAACTTTGTTGGTTTAAATTCAACATGGATTGGTTGCAAGCCATTAAATCCACTATGTGTTGGTAAATAAAAATAACTAGGTTTAACAGCTAAAACACTGCTACGAACTTGATTAATTCTTCTTTCTGCCCATTCACAGGCTTCAAGAACCAATAATTTATCAACACCATACAACAATTTCTTTTGTTCTTCAACTTTCAATGAAATATCACTTTCATCATCACTATCATCAATCATAACATTGATTTTATTCATCCTAAATTATACTACCGAATGAAAAAGTAGTTGGGAATCTCTTGGTAAATTTATTAAAGGCTTT